AATAAATAAAATGGATAACAACAACTATGTTAATGAATTTTTCCAAAAATTTGGAAAAGGAGTGTCGAGTAGAAGAATTGCTAATGATTGTAAAAATTTATACGAAAAATACCCAAATTTTGTATTGTCAAATAATTCTGGGAACGTTGAATTAACTGTTATTGAAAATGAAGAAAAATATGGCTTCATTTTTAAGAATACGTATCCTTTTCAGCCTCCGAAAATATACTATAATGGTAATTCCTACTTGGATTTGTTGAGAATAACTGATAATGATGAAAGAAAAATAGTTCGGAAATACAAAAAAAAGGACTGTTTATGTTGTGATTCTTATGATTGTCCAGATAATTGGTCGCCTTCTATAAATTTAACCAGTATTGTTGACGAAATTAAAAATATAGTTAAATTTAAAAAAGCAATTGTTCATATTTTGTTAGCAGACAAAATAAAAGAAAAATATTTGATTGATGACATTGATATCAACTCGTATTTAATTTAATTACATATTAAAACTATAATAATCGCTGCTAACATTACGTGTGGCGTAACTATAATTGGGATTTTGAGGTGTAGGGTCTGGGATTGTAATTGGTGTGTATCTGAGTGCTGCTGGTTTCAAAGCAAACGCAGAACCTGTCCTATCAAAAAACATTGCGTTTTCTTCAAGATTATTATCAACATATTGATAACGCATTGCCACCATTTGACAACCGTATGTTCTACATAAAAGTCCACTTGGGTTTTCTGGATTGGCGCCACTGTCTGGGAATACAATTGTCATATTATTCCTGTTGTAATTTGTTAGTTCATCCGTGTCATGATTATTCTTAACATCATAATAATTAGATGCTCTCATAAAAACGGAATTACTTGTTAAGTTGACATACTCCATAAACTCTTGGTTTTCTAAAAAGGCGTTATTATTATTGCCGTTTTTTTCTACTATCAAAATTATTTTGTTTTGAAATTGTAATAATGGCACTGTTCCTAAATTGATTCCGCCACCTTCAAAACTGTAGTCTTTTCCAAGCATCACTGAATCGTATGCTTCAAAAATTGTCGCCATTTTTGAATATGTTTTTTGATGATTACTTTTAATACGTAAATGAACTATAATCGGGTCTGTCGGATTTGGACAACTGCCTCCTGAAAAAGCATAGCTATTAATTGTTTTCATAACATCGGCAAAATTAACCGAATTAAATGTTTCTTTGATGTAAAAATTTTCTTGTGTGCTTGTTGCTACAACCGGTTTGTCATCAACCAAGTATACTTCAAAGTCTAAACATCGTACCCCTTGTTTTATGATCGCTTTCAATACATCAATGCTTACAAAATTGTTCTTATAAGAACCGCCTGAACAAGCATTATATGCAGTTTTAATATAATAATCGTATAAACATCCAGAACTATCTGCTAATGTTGAATTTGCTGAAATAGGTACTATATTACCATCGACAGATGGATATAAATCATTCATAAAATTATTGTTTTGGGCTTCTAATTTAGTCAAACTAATAATATACCATATCATTACTGCCAATAATATTAAAGTAATTCCCATAATCATATAAGACGCAAAATCTTTATCCATATCTTTTAGTTTGCTTAAATAATCTGTTGCGGTGCTTGACATTAATCTAATATATTATGCTATTTTTTTTAATTTTTTTTAAAAATATTATATAATTAATCAAATTAGTTAAATAATATTTATACCTATATATTATAGATAGCATGGCAGGCGGATTACTTAATTTGGTTTCAGAAGGACAACAAAATATTATATTAAATGGAAACCCAGAGAAGACATTCTGGAAGTCGACCTATAAAAAATATACTAATTTCGGAAAACAAAATTTCCGGTTAGATTATGAAGGTACACCAACACTAAACTTAACAACTGAGTCTACATTTGTATTTAAGGTTAAGAGATATGCGGATTTATTGATGGACTGCTATATTTCTGTAGCTTTACCAACAATTTGGAGTCCAATTTTTCCTCCTCAAGCTGTTCCTCAAGAAGATGGCTCAACTGTATATACTGATTGGGCGCCATATGAATTCAAATGGATAGACAATATTGGTGCTCAGATGATTGACCGAATTACGATTACTTGCGGCAATCAAAAATTACAAGAATATTCAGGTCGCTACATATTAGCATCTGTTCAAAGAGATTATAGTGGTCAAAAAATCGACTTATTTAATGAGATGATCGGTAATATTCCTGAATTAAATGACCCTGGAAATGCGGGCACTCACGTGAATTCATACCCAAATGCGTTTTATGCCAGTTTACCTGGTGGGTCACCGAATCCGGCTGGTGCTCAACCATCTATTATGGGACAAGTATTGTATATTCCGCTCGGTGCTTGGTTTAACCTTAAAACACAAAATGCGTTTCCTTTGGTATCTTTACAATACAATGAATTACAAATAAGTGTCACATTTAAACCAATTAATCAGCTTTTCAGGATTCGTGATGTAATGGATTACAATAATAATTTTCCATATGTTGCGCCCAATTTTAATCAATATTATATGCAGTTTTATCGATTTTTACAGACTCCGCCAGATGAAATACTTGGGCCTCTCTCTTATGTTGATACACGAACAAATTGGAATGCGGATATTAATTTAAACTGTACATATTGTTTTCTCTCTAACGACGAATCTACACTCTTTGCTAAAAACGAGCAGAAATATTTAATTAAGCAAGTCCACGAGAAACCTTATTATAATATCACTGGTCAAAATAAGGTGCAGATAGATTCTATTGGTATGGTAATTAGTTGGATGTTTTATTTTCAAAGAAGTGATGTTAATTTGAGGAATGAATGGTCTAATTATACAAATTGGCCGTATAATTATATGCCGCTTGATATTACTCCTGCTCCTGCTGCTGGTAACTATCCGAATCCAGACCCTTTACCTCCAGCTCCACCATTTATTGGTCCAGGAACAAACCCGGATGGCAATTTATCGGGATTGGCAATAACAGGTGTTTATAATCCGCAAAATCTGAAGCAAATTTTGACGACATTGGGTATTTTATTGGACGGGCAATACAGAGAAAATATGTTGCCTGCTGGAGTTTATAATTATGTTGAAAAATACACGAGGACAGATGGTTTTGCTCCAGATGGTCTATATTGTTATAATTTTTGTTTAGATACGTCGCCTTATTTGCTACAGCCATCTGGTGCTATGAATATGAGCAGATTCACAAACGTTGAATTTGAGTTTTCAACAATTAGTCCACCGACAGATCCTTATGCTCAGGTTTTGACAATTTGTAATCCAGATACAGGTGAAATAATTGGTGTAAATAAGCCAACTTGGCGAATTTATGAATACAATTATGATTTGTATGTGATGGAAGAGAGAGTCAATATGGTTGTCTTTGTTGGTGGCAACGCGGGTCTTATGTATGCTACTTAAATTTTCAAAATATGATTTTAATATAATAAATTATATTTTATACTTAAAGAAAAAAGACCCATTCACTACATTATGTAAGGGACTGTTGGAAAAATATTGGGAAAAACGTTCACTTTGAGTGAAGACAAATCACATATTTTTTGAAAATCCAAGATTATTTTGGAAAAGTCGATTTTGGACATTTATAAATGTCCATTTTTGAAAAATGAAAATACTTTTGGGAAAAAAAAATTGTTAAAAAATGAAGAAAAAGCTGAGACCATAAAAAAATTTAGCGTCTCACCCTCGAAAAAAGTTTTTCAAATATGTTACGATAATTTTTTTTAACGAAATTATAAAAATATTATTTTAATAAAAAAATATTTAGGCATTTTTTCTGTAAGTATAATACATACTGACAATGACTGACATTTTAGCTCCAAAAAATGCCAAAAATTTCCACTGTGAAAATTGTAACTTCATATGCTCTAAAAAATCTAATTATGACAAACATTTAATGACATCTAAACACAAAAATACTGACAAAATACTGACAAATACTGACGCAGAAAATGCCGAAAATGCCTCCGTAACAAATGAGTTTAATTGTGAGTGTGGTAATACCTACAAACACCGTCAGAGTTTGTTCAATCATAAAAAAAAATGCCACACCTTAAATATTAATAATGATTTAAATAATATTGATATAACGGATTCAAATATACTGGTTCAATTGATAAAACAAAATGACGAATTTAAAAATTTATTAATAGAACAAAGTAAAGCAATGATAGAACAAGGTAAAACCATTATGGAGCTATCCAAAAATAGTTCAAATACTAATATTTTACATAGCAATATTAATTCCCATAATAAAACATTCAACTTACAATTCTTTTTAAATGAGACTTGCAAAGATGCAATGAATATAATGGATTTTGTCGATTCAATAAAGTTACAGTTATGTGATTTGGAAAATGTTGGAAAGTTGGGATTTGTAGAAGGTATTTCAAAAATAATTGTTAGTAACCTAAATTCTCTCGATGAAACAAAGCGTCCAGTTCATTGTACTGATTCAAAGAGAGAAATAATGTATGTAAAAGATGAAGATAAATGGGAAAAGGAAAACGAAACGAAACAAAAAATGAGAAAAGTAATTAAACACGTTACGCATAAGAATTCAAAATTATTAAAGGAATTTAAAACAAAGTATCCTGGTTGTGAAAAAAGTGAATCCAGATTCTCAACAGCATATGATAAGCTTATTATTGAAGCAATGGGAGGTAAAGGAGATAATGATTTGGAAAAAGAAGACAAAATCATTAAAAATATAGCAAAAAATGTGATAATTGATAAACATAATGGTGTTTAATTTAGTTTAATTTAGCTTTTCAGTTTAGCGTAGCATTTGAAGCCAACGGTCCATTTTCAAGAAAGTCTCCTGTAACGGTATAACGTGGCGGATATGAAGGCATAAATTTTATATCGTTCGGAGGCTTATATCTTTTATCAAATAATTTTTGCTCAGAGTCAAATTCATCGCGCCAAGTGTTTATACCGAATGTAGGTGAAGGTGTTTTTGAAAAATCCTTACCTGAAAATTTTAGCGCTTTTGTGCCGATATCGCTTGTCAAAGGAGAATATTGAGGTGTGACACCAACTGTAAGCTTGCCAGCGTCATTGTTACCAGGAACATTTTTAGTTCTGCCTTGGTTTTTGATGCCCTTTATTTTAGGTTGGCAACCTGGACAATCGATGTCCGCGGTACATTGTTGACCTGTAATAGAGCACCTGGCTTGAGGACCGCACATATTTTTACAACTATAAGTGGTGGTTAAGGGCAAATCTACAGTGTGACTTGTAGAATTGTTTAAACTCGAATTGTTTGATTGCTGAAAACTTTCTACAATATATTTATTTATTGAAAGGTAATCAATCCAATAAAATGTTAAAACAATTAATAAAAAACTTGTAACTGCTAAAAATAATATATAATATGTATCTTTTGTTAATGTCATATATATTATTAATTTATATTTTTATTTTTAACCTTTGCAATTTAAAACTATCATTAGAGAGAAAATAAAGCATCCTATTTAGAAAAATTAATACTCAATCATAATTTATATTTGATATACAGAGAATTAATTTTATAAATAAATTTTATATCTTTTTAATATAAGTAAAATGTCAGATTCAAATGATACTTCAACTA